TAATAAGGGCTTGACCCCACTACATCGGTGCAACTTTTTATCGAAATTAAACTATCTAAGCATCCCATATTTTCTGTTTTAAAAAAATAAAGGGGATGAATTTACACCCATCCCCTCCTTAATCAACCTAAACAAATTAAGAGTTTGTAACCAGTAATTGGTTTACATAAGTCACGCCTCTGTATTCGTCGCCAACCTTATACATATCGTTAGGCAAGCCTACCAATTTAGTATTAGCATAAGCATTGATGTGGATAGTTCCGCACTCGTCTTTTAAAACGATGTCGATAGGCAATCCGGTGCGAGGTGAGAACATGATAAACTTAGCGTAGTTTGCGCCCAAATTTGGTACTTGTGCAGCTTCGTTGTAAGTAATTAAAGCAACAGAACCCGCTTGGAAAATCATTGATTCATTTTCAGAACCTAAAGCAGTCACTAATCGCTTATCGTACAAAAACGCTTTTCCGAATTTATTTGAAGCGGCTAAAATATCCACTCCAGTATCTGAACAGCATCCTACTTCGATGTTTTGACCGTATTTGTAGAGTGCTGAACCTCCGGCGATGATAATTGGTGCGCAATATCCGGTTTGCATAGTAGCCATTGAAATGTCGCTCATGGCTGTGTAGTCAAGAACCTTGTTAGCCGCACTTCCAATAAAGGTAGATACTACTAATTGGTCTGAACCGTTTACACCTGCAACATTTTGACCCCATTTACCGGTTAAGGCAACGAGTTCAGTCGCTGTTTTAGTTGCAATTTTACGCTCCAAAGCGTCAATAACTTTAGCAATTTTTTTAGCTAACATACCTTGCACATCAGTAGTGCAAACAGTTGCTAAATCGGCTGTGGTGAATTTTTCGCTTGCGTTTAACCATACAGTCGGGTCGATTGTATAGGTAACGTAATTATCAAAGGTTTCGTTTGATGTGGTACATGAACGTGCGCCACTTCCTTCGGTAACTTCTGATTCGAGTAAACGTTGGTCGTAAACAACTTTTACCGTTTTAACTTTCCCATTATCGGAAACTTTTTGAGTGATTCCATTGGCTTGCTGTGAAGCAAGAATATATTGCAGGGATGGCAGATTTTCTTGTGGGGTAGGGCAAGTAACGAAATTTTCATCCAACATAGATTGGATTGTTTCGCATTGCACATATTCCGAACTTAAATAGCTCATATTTTTATTTATTTATTGTTTTTAAAAAGGTTTTCTCTAATTCAGGGCTGAGTACCCAAAGAGCCTTTTTATGTCGGCAATGACAAGAATTATTAATTGCACAACAAAAATAAAAAGAAAAACCCCAACTAAATAACAATGTTAAATAATTGGGGCTTCGTTTAAGAATTGAGTTTTTACACGTTCATTCTTTTTGCTACGCTTCTAAGTGGTTTGTCGTCCTCTTTTCCGCTAAACTTTTTATCGTTTTCGGGCTTCTTTTCGCCACCGTTTGGATTGAGTTTGTATAGTTGAGCCTTTACTGCCTCCTCCAACAAAACATCGTCAGCACTTTTGAATGTTCCGGTTACTTTTGGATTTGGGATTAACTTTCCTTCAGCATCATAAACAACTAATTTGCTTCCAACTTCGTCCAAATCAAATTTATACTTCTTATCAATAATCGCCTCAAATCCGGCTAACTGCAATTCTGTTGCTTCGGGAATGAATTTAATTTTTGATTTAGCGGATGATTTAAGCGTGTCTAACTTAATTGTTTTTAGTTGATTTGCTGCGGTAGCTTTGTAATCGTCAAACTCTTTAGAAATAGATTTAAGTAATTCCTTTTCATCCTTTCGTGCTTTCTTTTCCTTTTCAAGCGTAGCCGTTAATTCATTAACTTTTTCATCGTTGCCCTTTCCTGCATTTGCTGCAAGTTCAGCTATTTTAGCGTCCTTTTTTTCTGCAATCTTAGCAGCCACCAAGTCGTATTTTTCAGTAGCTTTTTTTACTGTTTTAAATTCAGGCAGTTCAGTTTCAATGTCAATTTCGTGTTTCTTTGCTAACTGTCTAGCCTGTGTTTCAAGTATTCCAAAGTTTTTAGAAGTGAACGGCTTAATAATGTCGCTATCCTCTGTTAGCGTTGAAATACGCACAAATTCCGGCTCAAACTTTGCCTTTAAATCATATACTGTTTTGATTTCGTCGGGCTTTAACCCTAAGAACTCGATTACTTCTTTTACTTCCATTTTTATTTGTTTTGGTTAATATAAAGGTTAAATAATGTTTCCTTTGAATCGGTTACTTTCCATCCTTCCACGCCTTGCAATTTTTCAATTAATTGCGCTTTGGTGCAACCTTCAAGCGTTTCTATTACAGGCTCGTTTGGGGCTTGTGGTTCAATCTTTGGCAGCATCGGTTCGGGTGCATTCACCACCGTAATGTTGTAATCTTTTAAAACGGATGATTGTTCAACCATGTAACGAGAGAACCATTTTACATTCCCTTTTTCATCGATACACTTAATTTTGCCTTGCTCATTTACTACTTGCATTGTTTATTGTTTTAGTTAATACTTCTTTGGATTTCGACTCAAATAGTTTTTCATCGAGTTTGTTTTTTCGGGCGTATCTAGTCCACTTTTTATTATAAAGTGAGAAAGCTAATCCCATTTCTTTTTTTGATTTGTATTCTTGCGAAAAAAACGCAGTCAATAGTTTTTCAATCATTGTGTAAATATACTAAATATATCCCAAACTTTTAGCTCTTAAAATATCCGATTCCGGCACGATGTCGATTGTGACAGGCATAATAGAGTGCAAGCAATTATAACCACCTAAATAGGAGTAAATAGTAGCTTTATTTGTGCCTTGTATTTCACCCGCCCACATACCATCTCCAATATCACATTTGCCTAAGTTTTTACCTTCCGCCCATGATTCAATTTCTTTGTAATAGTAAAAATTTCCTACCCGCTCCAAACAAAAACACCTAGTACCATCCACCACCGTACCCGAAAAGTAAAACCATTCAGAATCTAAATAATCGCTAACTATTGATGTATAAGAACGGTCTGCAATACTAAAAGAATCCTGTGTTACTTGCCTTGCGTATTTAGCAATCTTTGAAACTTCGCCCTCTCCACCGTTTACAAATAACCCTATCGAGTCGATTGTTTCTCCAAACGTAGCACCGTTTACAACTGCGTTTTCAAGTATGCCTTGTATCGGGCGTATAAATTCTTTATCAATTGGTGAGCCTACAAGGGCTTCAATAGCTGATTTCTTAGCTATTTCTACATAAGCAGTCGCAGCAAGTGGGGTTTCAATAGTTCCTAGTGAAGCCTTGATAACTTTGTTGTTTAAGGCTGCTTGAACATCAAACTCTTTTGCAAATTCTTTAACCGCTTGGGTATATTCTTTGGATAAAAAAATAGATTTTAATTCATCCGAAATGCCCGATATTTTACGCAAGTTTGCAGCGTCAATTTTTATCCTTCCATCAACGGTGGTAAGTGTTCCAATCTCTGCAATGATTTGTTTTAATATTTTAGCTTGCTGCTTTTCTAAAACAGTTTGCATAGCAAGCGGAACAGAATCGAGCCGTTTATTTTTCTCCTCTAAAAGAGATTTAAAACTCATTATATTTTTTTAAGTAATTCATCCATCTTATCCCCTATTTGATTAGCAAGCCCTTTATCGTTTGACTCTGTCGCCCTTGCTCTAGCTAATGCTAATTGTTGTAATGATAGCGGTATTTTTCCTATGAAGTCGCCCCCCCCCCCTACACTATTAGGTGTTTGGTAAATAGCCAAATTAGTATCGGTTATTTCTGCGGCTTTAGCTTTTGCCATGTCCTGTACTACTTTTATTTGCTCAGGCACTTCTTTGTCTAAAAACTTATCATCCGCAGCGATAGCATCTGAAATAAAATTAAGAACTGATGAATGTAGAATATCCTCCCACTTATCCACCGTTCCTTTTGCCATTTTCATATTAATTTCGTCCTGCGTTAAAGCGAAAATTCTATCTGCACGCATAACCAACTTATATATTTTGGTAGTCATTTCATTATCGCCATAATAAGCATTTATGTACTGCATTAAAAGGCTCTGAATATATGCCGGAGGTAATGAATTTTTAATAGCATTAGTTAAATCGTTTAAATAATCCTCTGCATTTTTAAAGTCATAGGACTTAGGATAAACCAACTCAAAACCCATGAATGAATCGCTATAACGCTGCTTACCTATCATTGTTAGGTAGAACTCGTAAAGGCTAAATATTTGGTCGATTATCGGCTTAATAAAAGCGGTCATTCCCTTACTATCGTCGAATACTTCGGTGGCTGTAATTGGTTGACCGTTTACTATTGAATTTCGGTTACGAAGTTTTAAAATCTGTCGAGCCTTAATAGTGTCTTTGTCGATTTTCTTTTCTAAAAATTCAAGTGTAGTAACATCTGGACTAACAAAAGACAAAGGCGGTTGAGAACTATTTGTTTCACCTTCTTTGCTTAGTGTTGTGGGCTTAATTAAAAGCGTGCCAAATGGACTAATTCTGCCTTTTATTCCACTACCCGAACATGAAGGACAAGTAATATTATAAGCCCCATTATCGCTCACACCTATTAAATTTCCATCGCTACAAACCGCCCCATGTGAATCGGTAAATGTGCAAACATCCCCATACATTACTGTCATTGGGAACACGCATTTATTTACAGAAAATTGTAGGAAATTGGAATTTACAGCAACCAAGTCAAGTAAATCAACTCCGAAAATAAAAGGGCTTTGCCATAAAATACTATCGTCTTTTAGTTGTGGGATTCCTTTCATTTGACGAACCGGAATAACCCCTAAGTTATGCTTGTAAAATAATTCTTGCACAAAATTATTTTCCGACTTTAAACCTTCTTGCTTGAAAAAATAAACTTCGTCTTTGGTGTAAAGTTCAAAAATATTACCTTCTTTTTTCTTTCCCCCTGTTGTGGTAACTACGCTTTTTTCGGCACTTAAAAACAAATAATATTCGCCTTCTTTATAGTCAATTACATTTTCGCTTTCATAATAAAAAACAGTTGGGCGATAAAGCGAAGTACTATCCACAACAAAAGTATTACTATCGTCTAGCGTGTAGTCGATTTCTTTTGGTCTTACGGCTGTAAAACCGTTTGCATCAATAGTTTTAATAGTAGGTAAAACGGATTTAACAAACTCCTCTAGTGAGTAGTAAATAGGTAATTCGCTTTCAACATACTTTTGAAAAGTTTGTCCTGATTCTTTGTAAACTGAACTATCTTCATTGTAGCTGATACTCCAATTCCCATCGCCCCAAGGTCGGCAAATAGTATTTATGTAGTCCATAAATTCCGGCAGCGTATATTGCTTGTAATTTTTCTCAATATACTTCGCTTCCTTTTCTGTTTGGTTTGGGCTGCGGTTCTCAAATAGTTTTTTAGGAAACTCTCCCCTTACAGCGTGAACTTCTATGCGTTCGTATAGTTCGCAAGTGTCCTTATATAAATCGAAAACACCAGCAATTTCTTTATCCTTTGACGTATTTGCTTTTTTGCAAACTTGTAAAATCGTGCTTTCTGCTTTGCTGATTATTTCCTCTGATGTCATTACGCTGCTATTTTTATTTTAGTTTGCCCCGATGTTGCACCCGCCCAATCGTTACAAGAACCTTTCTTTTTGCCTCCGCAGTTGGTTGGTTTTTTAATTACTTTCATGTTTACAAATTTAGATAGATTATTTTTTTAAAGCGTTAAATGTTAAATTAATAGCAAATAATATCGTATTGCGCCCCTTTCATTGGTTGGTTTGTGTAAATATTGGTGTATTTATAGCCAAAAATATCTAAGAACTCGAATACTTGTTCTGGCGTAGTTCCGCAGCGTGCTAAAGTTCCTTCGTTTATTTCGATATACATTTTAGGCTTGCATTTCTGAATTGTTTTGATTGCGCCTTGCAAAACATCCAACTCAAAGCCCTCGACATCAATTTTGATGAAGTCGCATCGTTCTAATTTAAAGCTGTCGATAGTGCGCATTTCTATTTCTCCGCCTTCAATCATTACGCAATGGCTTGCACCCGCATTAATATCCCTAACTACGTTTACTTTGCCGGAAACAGCACCCACCGCATAGTTAAAAATATGTGAGTTAGGAAAAAATTTAGTATTGTATTTTAAGCACTCGAACGCTTCATTGTTTGGCTCAAATGAAAGCACAAAATCCGCTTTGTTTAAAAATGCGTATGTGTATGCTCCGATGTTAGCCCCGCAGTCAATAACAAAATCCGATTCTTTGATGTGGTTAAGTATTAGCGGGATGGCATTGGTGTCAAAATCAAGCCTTTTGTTTTCAACTACCCATTTTCCAATGTGCGAATCGCTTTCGATTATTGCATGACCTTCTTTAGTTATTATCATTTTGTTGTTTGCTAAATTCAATTATATCATCGTAAGCCTGTTTAGCTATATTTTGTTCGACAATTTTTATCTTATCGTTATTTAATAATATTTCCATTTCATTAATATCAAAATTCCCATGCGACCACATTTGTTTTACCAATGGCTCTCCAAATTGTTCAGTTGATGTATTTACCCATTTATATTTTTCACGTTGGTTAAACCAAGCATACGCCCCTAGTGCGTTAAACTCTGAAAATTGAGTTTGATTTAAAACGTAATATTTTAATTCACGCATAAAACTTTCAAATCCTTCTAGTGTCGAACGGTGGTAAACCAATCCGTTACGCCTCATAAATTCATAATCTACTGTTATTCCTAGTGATTTCTCCGTTGGTTTCTTCCAGCAAATAGCATCCCCAACTAACTCATAGGGCGTGTAAAGTAATTCGGGCGTTTCCGGCAATGCTGATAAATCTAAAGGATAGGTAAACATACAGTCAGAATCAACAAACATTATCTTTTCTGCTTTTGTGTAGTGATGGGCTGTTAGCTTGCAATACTGCTGGAAAATATATCCGATGGATTCTTCTTTTACCCACTCAATTCTTAGTTTGTTTGGTAGTTCTGTTAATTCGTGGAGCGATGTATTGCTTCCTTCGTCAAGCACAAGTATTACCTCTGAATAACCGTTTACATATTTACAAATAGATTTTAGGCAGTAGTTTAACCACTTGAAATCTTTGGCGTAGGACTTAATAAATATTGCAGTCATTTTATCATTTTAATAGTGTCGTTTTTATTTTCTAAAACATTTGATGTGCCGTGAAGTCCGTAATTGCAACAGTTTAATTGAGTTGTTGAAACAACGTAAAACCACTTATGTGAACCTGCCTTTGTTTTAAACCAAAATCCATTCGTTACGCCTTGCGCTTTGTAGTTATGAATCCTAATAGTATCATCCACTAAAATATCTATTCCGTTTCCGATGCTTGAAATTGGATAGGGATTCCAAAAGTATATTTGCCCCGTTGGTTCGGATGGCTTAATAGTTGCCTCTTTTTTGCAGGATGAAATGATAAGTAAAAGCAGAATTAACTTTTTCATTTTGTTAGCTTATCTTCAAGCACTAAATAGATTATAATTCCAATGCCACCAATCGCAAATCCGGCAAGTGAGTTTGTGTGTGAATCAAGATGAAGGGCTAAATTTACTTGTCCCCACAATAAAAGTAATCCAATTAGCGAAATAAACGCTATTACAAATGCTAGAAATCTCATATTTTCTTTTTTATTGCTGAATTATAAATAAACTCGTAAACAAACTTACTCATTCTTGATATTCCTGTGGTGTCGCTAAATTGATACAAATTAAACTCCCATAAAAAGTACCGCCCCGACTTTTTCCAATTATCGCTTGAGTATTGCGCTGCATGGCTTAAATGATAGGCGAAATCCTGCTCTATAAATATAGTTTGTATTCCGCTTTGTGTTGCTGAATAAGGGATAAAGTAATCTACAAAAGTCATTCCTAGTGCGTGCATCGACTGTGGGAAAGTATTTAAAAATCTGCGGTGAATAAAAAACACATCAATTCCATCTAAAAATTTAGCCCCTACATAGTTTCCCGAATGATTAACCCGATTGCTCATTACTATATTTTGCTCCATTTCTTTGCGTATGCGGTCGATTGTTGCAAGGTCTGACTTAATCTCTATATCTGAATTAATAATACAAAATTCGTTTCCTTCTAATGTTTTAGCAAGGTCGATAATTGCGGAAATTTGAACGTAAGGTTTGCCGTATGTTTTTTCTAGTGTGCGCTCTGTTGAGTAAAATTGCACGTTTGGGTAAATGTCTTTTAATAGCTGCGTTTCCTTTGCTGAATTAACAGAAACAACACTCATACCTAATTCAATCCAACTATCAACCGCTTTTAGCTGAATGTCTTTATTTATGTGAGTGGGTGAGATACTTGTTAAACAAATCATTTTTCTATTTCTTTTATTTCAGATTGGTAAAAATAGGGGCAGCTCCATTTCTTTTTATCGCAGTTTATTTTTGCCATAGGTCTATCGCTATTCATGTAAGCCATTTCTATAACAGTACCAGCACCCGATAGATTTGTAACAACCCTATCGCCTTTTTTTAAATTCAAAAAAATAGAACTATCTATCATTTACTAATTTGTGAACCAATATTTCGTGTATCTTAAAGCGGTGTTCCATTCCGTACTTTGTGCAAATCTTAAACATCATTCTATCGTACCATTCTTGTAAATAAACTCCTGTGTTATTCTTGTTTCCGTAAAATGTAGCAAAGTAGAAGTTTTTGCTTAGTTCGGATATTGCAACAGGCTGTTTTTTTTCATCAAAAAACATCAAATCAAAGTTAATCTTAGCGTCGATTTCGTTCTTTGTGAGCGATGCGTTTAAAAACATTTCATCCGGTAAACTTACTCCCCATTTTGGGCTAATTTTGTCCAAATCAAAACCCTTGCTAAAATACTTTAAAGCGGATGTGAAAACCTTTGAACTTTCCCAATACATCCAACTGCTATTAATTGTTACTCCAAAGTCTTGTTTAAAAAACGATTTAAAAGTAGTTTCGTCCGTCCATTGCGTATAATTTGGTAGCACGTTTGACTTAAAAGAATTGCCTTTTAGCTTGTCAAATAATAGCGTTATGTCTTGCAAGCAAATTGAATCCGCATCAATATAAAGCGATTGTTTATAGTCAGAATATTTGCTTAGTGATAATTTGGCTTCGGTAACAGTTTGCTCTTTTATTTCCTTTATCGAATTAAAGGTAAGAAAGTGAGCAGCCCCGAAAACTTTGTTATGAATCCCATCGGACAATAAAGTTATGTGCGCATCGGGTGAATGATACCTTATTGAAAGTGCTAGATTAAAAGCAGCACAAGCGTACTGCTGTTTTTTCATGCAAAGGATAATTATTCCGTTCATTTTGTTTTTTTCAGAATCTTTTTGGTAGTCTTTTTTGAGTTGGATTCAATTAATTCTAGTGCTACCTCTGCTGCAATATCGTTTTCTATTTCTTCCATTATTGCACTTATCTTTTTTTGCGCCTTAATAGCAAATTTCCTTTCGGACTCCCTTAGTGCTTTGTGGTCGCTTATGTGAATTATTTTTTCACTCATCCGCTGAAACAGTTATTTTACAATGTGTATCGTACATTAATATAGAATTGAATTCGGGTTTTTGGTACTTCGTAAGTGAAATGTTTTGAACGCTCATTTCGGAATCTTCCTCAAACTGCATTATTAGATTATCAATATCGTTCTGCAATTGTTTTACTTTTTCTCGCATAGGTTAGTTTTTTGTTTTCACCCACAAATATAGTAAAATAAAAAAGCCCCCCAAATTTTGAGAGGCTAATTTTTTTGTGCCAAGACTAGCTAAATATTCCGGTAGGTGCTGTGTAGAGTAAAGGCATATCCTTTTTTCTCCAAGTAAACACACCTTGATAGGTCATGTTTTCGTCGTTATTGTTCTTAATCGGTAAACCGCCTGTAAAGGTAATTGCAGCGTTAATATACGCTACTTTTGCCCCTGCTGCTGATTCTTCTGTTCCTTTTAAATACAATATTGCTCCTCCGAAAACTCGCCCGCCAAATAATTGGTTATACATTACCGTATTAACAGCACTTACGTTACCATCAACTAAATTACCTTGTCGGTTATAGGTTGAAGTTTTATCCGTACCGCCTACAATGTTTGAAGGTACTGCAACTGGTGAAGGTAATTCTAAACCAATTTTCACACCATCAATTAAGGTAGCACGACCCGCAGCGATTTCAGCATTTATTTCTTCTGCGCTTGAAGGGTCGCTCAAAGTACTGTTACATTCGAGTAAAATGATTCCACTTATACCCGCCAATAACTCCTCACCGCAATCGTTTGGTGTGTGGCTGTTTAATTCGTCTTGACAATCGTAATTGATACAATTAGCCATTTTGAGTTTATTTTATTTCTTGTGTAAATCATTTTAGGGCTAATTCACATTACCCAATTTTGCAATTAATAATTTACGCCTCTAAATTACAGCTATTCACGTTATCGGTACACAAAATATTTTTAACATTCTGCGTCTTTTCGCTTATTTGCATAGTTACCGAACCAAAATTATTTAACGTGTTATTGTAGTTGATTGTGTATTCATCATCTTCGATAAAGTAAGCTACATTGGAAATATAAACACTATCGAATCCTTGAAGCAAGGAAAGGAAATCATGTACATATTCCGGCTGCAAATCAATAGCTAATATCTTTGTTTTTCTACGCTTAAAGTAGCTTGCTCCCTTTGTGCCTATGCTATTCTCAAAAATATTTTTATCGTTTAAGTATTGAGCAGTTTTAATTATGGCTTCAACTCTTATTCTTGGTGAAAATCCGCTATCAGTAAATACAAACCCGAACGAATCGTTGTTATTGCAAGCGTTTATTAATAGAGTGCATTGAGAGGCATAGTCCCCAACTTTAAACATATTGCTTATTAGTTGCCCTCCGGTACATGGGTTAATAGCCATTAGGTAATAACAATTGTTTGATAGTCCTAATGCAGCCCAATTAATATCAACGGTAACAGTATCACGAACGAATGTAAAGTAAGCAGCATCATCAACGTAGTTAATACTTTCAACTTCGGTTTCCGCATCGAAGATTTTAATTTCTAACTCTGTTAAAATTGGATATGCGCTCACCTCTGTTAAGCAAAGTGTAGACCCATCGCCAACGGCACTAGGCACAATGTGAATTATCGCCCCGCCTGTTACTGCGAATCCGTAAAAGTAATAAGTTCCGGTAACTGCGATTGATCCTATTATGGTTGTTGCGCCACCGATTACATTCTCAAAAATAATATCAATTATTCCCTCCTCGAAAGTATCTACCACCACCTTTATTCTCCAATATCCCGCTACTAAAACATCGGTTGAAATAATTTCAGTTGTTGCCTGTGTTGCGCAAAGACTGTTAATTCCAAAATCCCAATTACCTACAATGTCCCATCCGGTATCACCCGCAAAAGTCGGGTTTTCTAGTGCCTCCACCGCGTCGTCACATGGCGCAATAGCTAATTGAAATTGCGTTACATCCGTATTATCTACTAATTGATTGTAGCTTATTTCATCGGTTGAACATTCCGACTCCCCTAAATAGTAAGTGGGGTTTTCGTTAAAAGAAACAGGCTGATTTGGTATTGCTTCCATTTATGTATTTTCTAAATTTGATATTAACTCAAAGGACATTTGCCCTGTTTCTAAATTTCTGCTAGTCTTTCTTATCCAAGCTGTACTGAATAATTCATTGTCGTGCGTTACCGATAGCGATTTTGTAAGGTCGGCTTTCATTAAGGCGTACTTTTCTCTCGAAACTGGATAATCAAACTCTAATTTTGATACTCTGTAAGTTGTATTGTCACCTTCTTGAAACACACCACCACCGCTAGGAGTTGCCAATGTTCCAAAGGTAGAGCCGTTTGTTACGTTACACCAAAGCCAATCCCCAAAAGAAACGGCAACGGACTCAACCTGTACGGATGTTACCACATAGTCAGTAGCAGTCATATTAATGTACGCTTCGTTGTGGTAAGTGTAAACTCCGGAATTAAGTGTATAAAAGTTGGGAATAAAAGGGTCATAAACAATACCAAACCTATTAGGAAATCTAGCACTATAAGTGTTAATTATAGTACCTCCGCTATCGTAGTGATTAAATGTAATCGTAAATCTTGTTCGTCTAGGTATTCCTTGCGTTCCCAAAACTTCAAACTCGCTAAATATTCTTATTTTAGAATCCATACTAAAAAAATAAGAACCATCCAAAGGGGCTACATATCTACCGTTACCATTATTATAATTACCGCCTGTGTTAAAGTTTGGGCTGCTTGAATCGTCGTTATAAATCTGAAATACAGTACTTGTTTTATAAAGTGGGTCTAAATCATTGTGCGTAACATCAGCGTGTCCTGTTGGTGCGTGCGGGAAATTTGCGCCTGTTGGGTTTGTTTCGTCGTAGTTCGTTCGTTCAGCTAAGAAATTATTATTTATTAAGCCTGTATAAAGAATTGTATCTCCGTAAATATCGTGTGATTGCGATGAATACTCATTTGTAAATTCCTTATTATACATGAATCCACCGCTAGGTATTGCAAATTGGTCGGCGTAATAAAAACCTCCCGAAGTTGTACCCTTAACTAAAAAAATGTCTTTGTCGTATTCCTCATTTGAAGTATTGGTAACGGTCAACTCCTCAATCATGTTAGTGTCGCACAGATACTCACAAGTTAAATCTAATTGCTTGTCGATATTGCAAATCCCCATGAATCCGTACTCCTCCGTATCAAATCCAATAAATTGTCTAGGTACAAAATTGTGGATTAGCGGGTCAAAGGCAGCTATTTTACCACCTAACTTAACACCAGAATATAACTTTTCGGGGTCGAAACTTTCCTTTAAATCTTCGATACTATTGATAGTCACACCGGAAGCGGTCGAATAAAAGTAATCGATGTTTTCAATTTGTAATGTTTTCACCCCCGCCACATCAATAATCGTAAAGCCTATGTTTTTTTTACGGTCTATTTCTTGAAACAACTGCTGAAATGATACGATAGGATAATTTTCGCTTCCAATGTTTCTTAATTGGTGTCCTGTTAAAATGCACCCTACATTATTGCTATCAGCTAAGAATAGACTTTTGAATCCCATTCGCCCGTCGGACATCCAAAGTACTAAGAATTTAAACGCTTCATAAATGCTAACGGCATTTCTTGCATCGGCTGTTGAGCCGTATATTCCTGTAGTACAATCAAAAGGTACTAATAATGTAAGTGCTGCGGATGCTATCGTAGTTCCGTTTTTACTCTTATCGCTAAACGATGTTTTGATTGACTTGTTATTTGAAATCATCGCCCCATAGTTATCGTCGATAATGTCGCAATCAACAGAGCATTTATTTAAGTTGAATATACAACGTGAAATAGAAATATATCCGGTTAAAATAGTTTCAAAATTATTTGAATCGCACGACTGCTCAACTCTCAACTGAACCATGTTGCAATAGCCTGAACTTCGTCTTAGGTCGTAAAGATACTTGTAGCCACCTCCTTTAAAAGTAAGTTGTAATTCATACTTTGGAAGTATTCCCTTAATATCGTCTTTCCATTCGATTGTTTCGGTGAAATCGCTCCAATTTGTAGGGTCGCTAACTAAATTATTATCAAAGTAAAACTTAAACATTACCAGTTATATTTATTTACTTTTGGGTTAAGATTCTTAACTAAGAACATCGCTATTTCTTGGTCGTTTTTGCGTGACTTTTTCAAACTTTCAAGAATGTTACCATCGTTTAACGACTGCTTTAAAAGGATTGAGTTAGCTATGTTATTAGCGAATGATTTGTTTTTACTCTCCTCGTGTTTTTGCATCTGCTTTCTTAAAACAGGGGCTAAATAAACTTCATTAATAAATGATTCTACCTTTCCCTTGTTAATTGATTCAAGTAGCTTATC